ACGAAATACCTGAAAAATTAAAAATAGTTCGGGGAATAATTAGAGACTTTGACACGTACGTATTCGACAATCCAAAGCAAGCGCGGGAGGTTTTAAATGTGATCATTGGAATATACAAATAAAAAAAATAAAAATAATTTCATAAAGTTGTTGTATATTGAAATAAAGTTTATATATTTGTCTCAGTTAACAATTAAAAAATAGGAAAAATGGGTTATATTTCAACAGAACAAATTGCAGAAGTAAGAAACGAGATCAAAAAAGTTTTAACTTCAAAAGACGGGTTTAAATTTTCAATTAAACGTGTTCACTATTCAACTATTAGTGTAAAACTTTTAAAATCAGGTATTGAGGTTAATAAACCAAACGGCATGGTAAATCATTACTACTTAGAAAACATCCAGTGTAAAAACACTAAAACAATTTTTCAATTAATTGACAAAGCAATTACTCGAGTTACTGGAGGTTCTTATGATCGCAACGCAGGCGATATGGGTGCAGATTATTGTAATTGTAATTTTTACATTGATTATTCAATTGACTTAAATTAAAAATAAAGTTGGGCGACAACTTAAAGCGCATATTTTTAAACTTAAACATCAGAAAAATGAACAAAAAAATCAATTTAAACGAAGTAAAAGAAGAAACATTTGATTCAATTCTAGCAAAACAGCACGCAGAACAATTAGAGGAAAGTGTTTATTTAAATGAACCTATTGATTTACCAAGATCAAACGGGTTACACAATTCAATTATTAACGTAATGAAAGCCGTTAAAAATATTGATAAGTCAATGACTGTAGGAAGCGGACAAAATTCTTACAAAGGAGTAGCTGATAAAGACGTAAAGTACATTATTGGTACAGCAATGGCAGAAAACAATTTAACGTGTTTACCTATTGACATACAACCAAAAGTGCAAATTGATCGTTGGGAAGCTCAAGAAACATACAACGGAAATACTCAAATAAAACAAAAGCAAAGTGTATTCACTGAAATTATTGCTAAATTTTTAATAACGCATTCACTTACAAATGAAAGTTTAACCATTGTTGGTTATGGTCATGGAGTTGACACGCAGGACAAATCAGCTGGTAAAGCTACAACATACGCATTAAAAAACGCGTTATTATATTCGTTTTTAGTTCCAACGGGCGCAATTGATGATACAGATAAAACGCATTCAAACGCAATTGAAGTGCCAAAAACACGCGAAAAGAAAGTGTTAACAGATGCACGCTTTGAAAATGCTTTAATTGAAATAAGCAAAGGCAACGCGCAGGTGAAAGACCTTTACAAATTCGATTTAACGGAATCACAAAAAACAGCTTTAAAAGGTTTGTAAGATGAAAGATAAAGTAATTTTATTCGATGCTGACTCGCTTATTTATCAGGCCATTTACAAAGTGGTAACGTTTGGAGAAATTCGGGCGTTACTACTAAGTGGCGAAACTAGATTTGCAATAGAGCAGGAAATTTTACAACGCGGTTACGATCGATTCGAAAAAATGGCGTTTGATATATTCAACGAGATTGAGCAGGATTATAACATTACAGAAATCAAGTATTTTTTTACTAATTGTAAGCGTAATTTTCGCAAAGAAATTGATGCAACTTACAAGGCAAACAGAAAGCGCAACAAATGGGTTTCAGATTTACGCAAATATTTAATTGATTACATGGAGGGCAGTTACGCCAGTGATGAATACGAAGCGGACGATTTGATATATTTTAGCTCACATCTTTACCACGTGGACGACTATATAATTTGTTCAATTGATAAAGACCTAAAACAGATCGAGGGGTTACATTTTGACTATTACCAAATGAAGTTGAAAGACGAAAACGGCGAATACTTAATGGACGAATTCGGAAAAGAAGTAAAAAAGCGCAAAGGGTTTCAATTAGTAAGCAAAGAAAACGCGGAAAACCTACTTTGGGAAATGATGTTAATTGGGGACACCTCAGACAATATAAAAGGCGTTAAGGGGATTGGCAAGGTAAAAGCTAGTAAACTACTCGCAGAACGCACGAAATGGGGTAAATTGCGCGTATTGTGTGAACAGTATAAACAAGAATCGGACAATTGGAAAGAAAGAATAAGAATAAACGATAAATTAATACGATTTCAATAACAAATAAAAACAAGTAAAATGACAGCAAGTTTTTCAGTTAATCTTCACGATAATGATGGAGATGTTTACCAAGAATGTTTATTAATTCATTTAGAAAATAAATGTATTTTACAATTAAAAAACAAAGCTGATTTAGAAGAATTAATTAAACATTTAAATCAAATAAAAAAAGAATTAGATGAATGATAATTCAATCAGTATTGAAACAGCTTTAATAATGGAATAGATTATTACAACGAAACCTTTAAAAACAAATAACATGACAGTAAAACAAACAGCACAAGAGTTAATCGGTAACTTTTACGCAATTCAAGACACAATTGGATGGACTAATGATAATAACTTAGTCAATGAATTAAACGAGTGGAATGAAACCAATAAAAAAGAATCAGTAAAGTATTGGTTGATATTAGCTACAAAGTCTGCATTGATTTTAGCACAAAATACATTACAAGCATTAATTGACACACATCATAAAATTAATGTAAGGACATTAGAGGATTTATTAGAATACGATAAACAAATAAAATATTGGGAAGCAGTCAGAAATGAATTGAAAAAAGAAATAAAAAGAGTAGAAAAATAACACTTAAAACAAGTAAAATGGAAAAAATGCAGTTAAACGGATCGATTCATTCAATCGGACAAACGGAAGTAAAAAGCGAGAAATTCGCAAAACGTGATTTAGTGTTGGCAATAGTTGACGGAAATTACACGCAACACTTGAACATTCAGTTTACAAATTCAAATTGTGAAAAACTAGATGCTTTCAGGATAGGACAAAACGTTACAATTCCAATCAATTTGCGCGGTCGTTTATGGACTGGAGCGGATGGAGTCGAAAAGTGTTTCAACAGTATCGATGGGTGGGCTATTGTTGACCAGTTAGAAATGGAAAAATACAAAAGCCAAGCAAAGCAAGAAAGCGCTCCCAAAATGGGGAACATTGAACACAATTTTCAAGAAGCTGCAATACAAAACATGGTTGAAGATGATGACCAATTTTTGGATTTACCGTTTTAATCTAAAGACATGACAACAAACGATTTATCAAACATCAATTCAATAACGCGTAAATTAATCCGCGATTATATTACAAGAAACGGAATCACTGAGGCAAAATTCGCGCGTGATGCTGGAATACATCAAAACCAATTGTGGTTGTATTTGAATTCTAACAACGAAAAAAAGGGTTTGCATACAACGACACTGGAAAAGATAGGTAAATTCTTAAGCAATGAGTGATATAACAAAATGCACGGGAAAAGATTGCCTAATCAAAGAAAGCTGCAAAAGGTTTACAGCGGAGGGGAACGATTACTTTCAAAGCTGGTTTTTTGAACCCCCGTTTAAAATTGTAGAAGACAAATTTACTTGTGAAATGTACTGGGGACAAAACGCGCAGGCAGTTTGGAATGAACTACTAAAGGCAACAAAAAACACGTGAAATGGAAACATCATTTTTTAGAAAATTATTAAGACTTTGGAGAAAGTATATTCATTGTAGCTGTAGATACTATAGTGTTCATGATACATATTGTTATAAATGCCGAAAGAAAACAAGACTTAAAGATGAAGAGTATTATGCTAAAAAGTGGATTAAAAACCGTAAAAAAGAAAAATGGAATTCTTATTAAAACACGTAAAAATGTCCAGTTTTTTATTATAAAAACATGACAAATTGTATAAAATTATATGCAAAAACTACGTAAAACAGTTAAAAAGTTCAATGTAATATGCAAACACGTATAAAATGGAAAAACAAACAGCAGTAGAATGGTTAATAGATGAACACTTCGGAGGTATAGAAAATTGCACACCAGATTTTAGAAATAAAATTGAAAAGGCAAATGAAATGTTTAAACAAGAAGTACTTCGTTCGCATATGCATAACAGATGTTTGCAAGACCAAACTTATGAATGTTCAATGAAACCATTGGTCAACTGCATTATATTTATTTTTTGGTAAATTCAAACGAAAATTAATACATTTGTTCCGATGTTTAAAGTTCACCCCCTTCGTGTTTTACCTATTTCACGTCGGGGGTTTTAAACACAAAAATTTAAACATTATGAAAAAAGCACGCTTAATTTTAGGAATGATTTTATTACCAGTATTTGCAGTGATATACTTTATCGATCGCGCTTTATTGTTAATCATGCCATGGATAGAACAGTCAAACATTAAAAAATGGTTCTCAGGCACAAAAGAAATGACAGCCTCGTTTATACGCGTTTTAACGCTGTTAATATGTTACGGGGTGTATTCACTTATAAATTGGTTAATCTAAGCTAAAAACGAACTAATGAACATCAAAACACGCATTCAGAAACTAAAAAGAAAACTCAAATACTTATTCCTAACAGATACAGAAAAAAGAATGATGTCACTATCTGCAAAAATTACGGATGAATACATACAAAATAGAAAATTCAGACGTCTTATAATAAAATGCGGATTTGATGAGACTATTGAAAAAATGTTGAAAGAATGGGGGACAAAAAACCAATCCTTTTAGGGGACACATTAGAAACAATATTCAAACGCATGGGTATTGATTACGTGGTGCATAAAGTAGTTAAAAACTGCAATTGCAACAAAAGAAAAGACGCTTTAAACAAAGTTAATTTTCGAATAATTAAGCCCAAACAAAAAGATTAAGAAACACCGAAAAAAAACCGAATAATGGCAAACGAACAAAATTTACGACCAGCATGGAAAAAAGGTGAAACACCAAATCCTAATGGACGACCGAAAGGCAGACGCAATAGAAGCACCATTTTAAAAGAGTTGTTAGACATGGACGACAACGAACTAAAGATGCACTTAGCTCAGATAAACAAAGCCATTGAAAAAGAAGATACAAACGCTTACAAAGCTGTTTTGGATTCAGCATACGGCGCACCTATTCAACAAATAGAACAAACAAGCATGGAGGTTGACCTTTCAGACCTTACAACTGATGAAATAAAAGAACTTTTAAAGGGTGATGAATAATGAAAAGAAAGAATTTGCGCGCGAATTGCTCAAAAGGGAACTTTGCAGACGATCATTATGGGAGTTTTGTCTTTATTACGATGCTGATTTCTTTACTAAAAGACCTTTTCTCAGGGAAATAGCAGACGCCTTTCAGGAAATTGAAGAAAAAACAATCAAAAGTTTAAGCGTTTCTTTACCTCCAAGGGCAGGGAAAAGTTACATTACTTCGTTATATTGCGCGTGGACCATTGGACGAAACCCTGAAAAGTCAGTAATGCGCAACACGTGTACGGCAACACTATTTCTCAAATTTAGTTACGACGTTCGCGCGATAGTAAAGTCAGACACTTACAAACGAATATTTCCAAACGTTCACCTTTCAGACGACAAATCAAACCTGCAGGGCTGGAACACAAATCACTCGAAACAAGTGGGTTATTTTGGCGCTGGTGTTGGTGGTACCATTATAGGGTTCGGAGCTTCGAATGTGGCCATTACGGATGACCTTTACAGAGGCATTGAGGACGCGTTGAGCGATACGGTAAACGATCGAATAAACCAATGGAAAGAAAGTACACATGACTCACGGTTTGAAAGCGGTTGCGCGCGTATTGATATAGGTACACGCTGGAGTTTAAACGACGTAATCGGGCGCAATATAGAATCACAGATATACGACAAATCAATAATTGTAAGCGCGTTAACTGATGAGGGGCAATCCTTTTGCGAGGACGTATTAACAACGGCTGAATACACGGAAAAAAAGAAGCGAACGGCACCCGAAATTTGGGCGGCTGAATACCAACAAACTCCAGTTGATATGCAAGGGCGTTTGTTCAATGATATTAAGTTTATGCCTAAAGAAGAGTTTGAAAAGTTCAAAGAAACAAATCAAATTGAAGGTTGTATAGGTTACGTCGATGTAAGTGATCAGGGAACGGATTACACGGCCGTTGCAATTGGAGCAGTTATAAACAAAAAACTGTTTATTGTTGACTACCTAATGACTCGCGATAATACAGATATAACGATACCACAAACGGCGGCACTATTAAACAAATGGAACGTTGCTTATTGTAGGGTTGAATCCAACAGCATGGGTGCAATGTTTGGGCGACAATTACAGCTGTTGACAAAGACACGAATCCTGCAGGTGCATAACACGCAAAACAAAATAACGCGGATTATAATGAATTCAGCCTACATAATGAACACAATGATTTTTGTACGCAATGAAGACAACCAAAGCGAGTTGTTTATACAAAATATGCTTAGTTTTAGCAAGGAAGGACGTAATAAAAACGACGACGCGCCAGATTGTTTAGCAGGATTGAGTATTTTTGTGCAGTCAATGTTTAAAAATTTAACGTAACTTTGCTTAAATTCTAATCAATTAGGAATGGAAATAAATTTTTTGGAGGCGTTTTTTGGTATTAATTCGGGACAACAGAACCGTTTTATTAATCAATTCAACCGTTTAAGACCTATACAAAACCAAGTCTGGGGTGTTAAGAACGCAATTTGGATCGATACCAATAACGCGTGGGAATGGTTTCTAACTATTCCTGAATTCAGAGCCGTTGTTGATAAACGCGCGTCCATGATGAGTTCAAACGTTCCTAAATTATACGATGCAAACGGCGATGAAATTTTAAATCACTGGTTTTTAGACATGGTTAAACACCCAAACCCCACGCAAAGTTGGGCGGACGTTGTTTATTCATTATCTGTAAACGATGCACTTTATTCAAACGCGTTCGGTTATTGCCCACTGCGTTCAATGAATCAAAGAAATTTATTTGTTCCATTACCTTCAGATAAAATACAAATTCAAACATCAGGGAAAACGTTAAAACAAATGGATTTGAACGGCTTAATTGATAGCTACAAATTCAGATATGACGACGGCGAAATTGAAACCCTAGCGGTTGAGGATATAATTTATTTGGCTACTATGGACGGAATGAACATTGTAAAGCCTACAAGCCGAATTGACGCGTTAAAATACCCATTGAGTAACATCAAAGCAAGTTATCACAAAAGAAACGTACTACTTGAAAATATTGGAGCCATTGGTATATTGTCAGCTCAAAACTCAGACATGGGCGGGGCAATTCCAATGACTCCCGAAGAAAAAAGAACGATTCAACGCGATTGGTTTAACCGTTCAAAAGATGAGGTTATAATTACAGAAAGCCAAGTTAATTGGCAGTCAATGAGCTACCCAACGCGTGATTTGATGTTGTTTGAAGAGTTGAACGCCGACAAAATGGCAATCATTGACGCGTATGGATTGAACTCAAACCTATTCAGTAGCGAAAAAGGCAGCACATTTAGCAACGTTCAGGACTCCATTCGTATGGTTTACACTGATACAATTATTCCTGAAACACAACAAATGTATGACGCAATTTGCCACCAATTAGGACTAGACAAAGAAGGCATTTACATTGAGGCCTCATTTGATCATTTGCCAGTCTTACAACGTGATGAATTAACAGAAAACCAAGCATTAAACAGCAAGGTAAACACATACAATTTATTACTGCAGGACGGAATTATCAGCAAGGAACAATTTGCCAGTGAATTAGGGTTTGAATTACAGCCTATTGACAAAGCGGAAGCACAGCAAAACGGATTAATACAAGCACAAACGGAATTACGTGGAACTGTTGGAGGTTTAAATGGTATCATTGCAATCAATACGGCCGTATCATTAAACCAAATGTCAAGAGATACTGCAGTTAATACGCTTGTAAATTATTACGGTTATGAAAGAACGGTTGCAGAATCAATGATTACTGCAGTTCCTGAAGTGATAACAACACCAAATACTTTTTAAGCATGAAATCAAACACATACCAAACCAAAGGCGCAGCCGAAATAAAAGACATTAGCTCAGATAAACGCCAAGTGGCAATTTATTTGGCTAAGTTCGACAATATCGACTCAGATAATGACATGATAAAAAAGGGAGCGTTTGCAAAGTCTATTCAAGAACGCGGACCAGATGCAACCAGTAACAGAAAAATTGCGTTTCTACGGTGGCATGATTGGGAGAAACCGATAGGAAAATTCCTTACTTTGGGTGAAGATGATATGGGACTTTTTGCAGTTAGTCAATTAGGCACAAGCCAACTTGGCGAGGACGCGTGGCGCGATTATGAGGACGGAATTATACGTGAGCATTCAATAGGTTTTCAATACATTCAGGACAAAATGCGATGGATTGACGACGAAAATACACCTGCAAAAGGTTATTGGATGGTAAGCGAAGTAAAATTATATGAAGGTTCTGCGGTTACTTTTGGCGCTAACAGTGAAACAAACGTTATTGACGTAATGAAAAGCGAAGACAAAGTCGAAAAAGCTGTTAAAATGGCTGCAGAAATTGACTTGCTTATAAAAGGATTGGCAAACGGTAAAGGATCCGACGAACGCCTTTTTGAAATGGAAATGAAATTAAAATATTTGAACAGTCAGATGTTAATACTCGCAAAAAGTGAGCCGTTCGTGAAAGAACATTCGCCAATTATCGAGCCAATAATAACAAATGAGCCGTTCAATTGGAGTGATGTAATAAATAAATTTTAAAACAAAAAACACATTTAAAAATGGAAAATTTAACACCAGAACAAGTAGTTGAAAAAATCAACGAAAAGTTCAACACAGCGTTGGAAGGAATGCCAACAAAAGGAGATTTAGATTCTTTAAAGTCAGACGTTGAAACGTTGAAAACTTTAGAGGCTAAATCACAAGAAATCGAAAAAGCAATTGCACGTTTTGAAGGTAAAATGGAGGCAATGGCTGAAAAAGGTTTCAAGTCAGAAAAAGCACCTCGTTCAATGGGTGAGGCTATTTCAAAGGCTTATGTTGATAACATCGAAAAAATCAAAGAAACAGCTGAAAAAGGTGGCGTGATGTCATTAGAGACTAAAGCGTTATATGATACAACAATCGACGGTGATTTCACTGGAAATGTTGCATTGTCTACTTTGGAGGCTGGAGTTTCTAAAATTGCACGTCCGATTATCAAAATTCGCGACATTGTAAACATGGGAATTACAAACTCAAAGTTTGTAACGTACATCTCGCAAAAAGTTCAAACGGCCTCGGCATGGGTTGATGAGGCTGCAGAAAAAGTTTCAGGACAACCTTCATATGAAGAAATTTCAGAAGAAGTTAAGAAAATCGCTGGAACGGTTAAAATTTCAAAAGAAATGTTAGCGGATTTGGCGTTTGTTCAATCAGAAATCAATTCAGATTTGATGGCTTCAATTGATCAAGCTATTGAAAACGCGTTATTGAATGGTGCTGTTGGTGGTATCAATGGAATCCTTACAAATGCAGTCAATTTCGCGGCTGGTACTTTTGCAGGAACTGTAGTTGCTCCAAACATTTCGGACGTACTTCGTATTGCTATTGCACAAATTCAAAATGCTAACTTCGAACCAACTCACGTTGTATTGAATCCTGCAGATGTTGCAAAAATGCAATTGACAAAAACAACAGCTGGAGAATACACGTACCCAATGTTTTTAATGGACACAAATCGCGTTGCAAACTTGATCGTTGTATCAACAACTAACATGACTGCAGGTAATTTCTTAGTAGGTGATTTCAGTAAATCAAATGTAAGAATGCGTGAGGCAATGAACGTACAAGTTGGATATGTAAACGACGACTTCCAAAGAAACATGGTTACAATCTTAGCTGAAGCACGTTTAGTTCAATATGTTAAAGAAAACGATTACCCAGCATTCGTTAAAGGTAACATTGCAACAGCTATTGCAGCGATTGCAGACTAATAAAAGATAAATTTGGGGGTTGATTATTGTTAACCCCCCTTTTAAATTTGCACAATGGAAAAAAAGCCACGTAAAAAAAGGGATTTGAACATCAATGTTGATCTAGGTAAAACAGAAATCTCTTTAAAAAGAGACGTAAACGGAACACAAATCGACGTTGATTCAAGAATTATTGACGTTCATATCGATAAAAACGATCAGGGAATCAGTATTGATGTTGAAGTTGACGACAAAACTGTTTACGAATTTGAATCGAATGGAGCTTCAAAGCACATGCCAAAGGGTGAATTGTTTAAAGTTACGGGTGAAATGGTTCGCCACTTCATTAAAAAAGGGTTTGGAAAATTAAAATAATAAGAAAATGTTTGTAACAATTCAAGATTTCGTTGGAAAATATCAGTTGAGTACTGGAATGTACGACACTGCAAAACTGCAGGACTATATCGATAAATACGAAAAACAGTATTTAATTGAATTGTTTGGAGCGGAATTATACGACGAATTTATGAGCGATTTGGATGCAATGAATGTGCCTGAATCACCTAATTTTTTAAACGTATTTAATCCCTTTCACAAAAACGTTGCTTTTGGTCAATTGATAATGTCAGACGGTATTATTGAAATGCTAAAAGGTTTTATTTATTACGAATATTCCAAAGACATAACCAACCAAATGACGACTGCAGGTAACGTTCGTCCAATAGGGGAAAATTCAGAAAATGTAAGTTCGACGAACTCCATGATTTACACGCGATACAACACCGCGATAATGTCATATCGAGCGATTCAATTGTATATTATGCTGAATTTAAACACTCCTATTGCGCAGGTTTTAGAGATTGAACTTGATGCCAGCGGAACAAATTACCTAACAGCAATCGATGTGCCAACGTCCACGCCAAACGGAACGGGTTTAACATTAAACATTGTTGACGACAGCGGAGGCGTTATCGAGGCATCAGTTGCAAATGGTGGGGAAAATTACGTTGTTAATGATACGGCTACTATTTTGGCAGGTGATTCAAACGCGACGGTAATTATCACAAAGGTTGGAAAAGGTAACTATCGTAACTTCAAAGGAATGCAAAAACAAACGGCTTATTGGTTATGATTAACGAACTTTCAAATATTGTTCAGGGTATTGTTGCCGATATGGATTGTACAATTCAGGGTGAATTTATCGAAGGTGGGACACGAACTGAAACCTGCAAAACAAAATGGGCACGCGTTGGTAAAACGGTAATGGATTCAAACGACGTTATTTTTAAAATCACAGATTTAGAAAGTGATGAGTACATTATAGCAGAAACCGAACCGTTAACCGATCCAGTTACCAATTTGAATGGTTTAATTCAGTTGAACGCTCCGTTGTTTATTCACGGTACCCAAAAAGCGACCAACTTAGAATGGACCAAAATAAGCAACAACGTAACGTTTAAAACGCCAATTATTTGGCTGTTAGGTTCTTTGAATTTTAAGCAATTTGGGCGTGAAAGTACAATCGATATTGAATCAGCTTTAAGAATCTTTTTTTTAGATGAAACCGACATTGTTAATTATTACACTGCAGACCATATTTCAAACGTTGTTTACCCAATGGAGCAGCTAGTTAAAGAGTTCATTGATACAATTAATCGAGATCGTAAATTTAAGACTGTTGATAGCTGGGAAATAATCGAATTTAGTAGGTTTGGAGTTGAGCAGGAAAATGGAATGTTTAAAAATATTTTAGACGCAAATTTATCAGGGGTTGAGTTAAGAATAACACTAACCAAGTACAAAGAAAATTGTAAATGTTAAACTAAATAACAGAAAAAAATGAGTATAGGATGTAATTGCGCGAGCGGATTAAGCAACACTGGGAGACCAAATTGCGTGTCCCTTCAAAGCGTAACAAGTAAATTAATCATGGTGCCATTAGTGGCAAATGATGGAACGCCAAACTTTATTGATTTGAGCGCGCCGCTACCAACTTGGGCGGATTTAATCAACGAGGCTGATGCTTCAAAACGTTGGTTTCCATTACCAAACTTTGAAAATGTTGAATTGCCTAAAGCTGATTCACAATTTGAAGAGGCAAACAGTGGACGAATGGTATTTTTACGCCAAGGAAAACGCTCTTTTGCGGGTGAATTATGGGCTGAAGATTCAACACCAACATTGTTAGGTAAATTACAAAACAATCGTTGTGTTGATTTTGGGGTTTATATCGTTGACGTAACTGGAAACCTAGTAGGTTCTAAAGTTAACGGCGGTTTGTACCCAATCGCAGTTGATAACCCAAGTTTTAACCCAACTTTCACTTTTGCGACTGATTCAACAACGCAAAAAATCATGTTAGGGTTTGACTTTGACAGATTGTTTGATGAGTCAACAATGTACATGATTACACCAACTGAAGCGGGTGTAAATTTCAATGATTTGAATGGATTGGTTGACGTTAATTTAATTAACGGCACTATCACATCAACTAATTTGACTTTTGACGCTGTTTTAGACTACGGTACTGCATTGAATCCAATTAAATTCACGGGTGCTGTTTCAGCTGATTTCGCTTTGTATAATAATACAACGGCGGCAACTGTTTCAATTACTGTTGTTGAAAATTTACCTGCAGAGGGTAATTATACGGCAACTTTCACGGCACAAACTGCAGGTGATTTATTGATTTTATCAGTAGACAAGGCAGGGTTTGACGGTGAGTTGAATTTAACAGCGGTGTAATGTTTGTTCAAGTCGGAAAAATACAGTTTGCGGTTGATCATTTAAAGGATAAAAGCCTTAAAGACGCGCAACTAATGTTTAAACACATTAACCCTATTGCGGTTAAAAAAGCGTTTGACATGGTAAATAAGACGGGTAAAAAACAAACTACAAAGAAATAGTCTTTGTTAGATAATGAAAGGGCACGAGTGATTGTGCCCTTTTTTTGTTGTAACTTTGTTGTATGGGAATAGTAAACACCGTTTTGGGGGACTTAATGGAGCGCACAATACATATTTCACACCGTGAGGTTTGGTTTTATGTGTTTCAGGATATGCCGTTTAAACAAAAAGTGTTGGATTGGATTCGTATTGATCAACTATTTGAGCAGGGAACGGATGAATTTGGCAACGTGATTGGTTATTATTCCATAATTACGGAAATGGTTTACAACCCTGAAAAGGTAGCAGGTACACCGTACACGTTAAAAGATAGTGGCGACTTTTACAAATCGTTTTACATTGAGGTTTTAAACGATGGAATTATAATAAATGCGGACGGGGTTAAACCAGACGGAACAAATTTACTTGAAAAATATGGCAATGGCATTATTGGATTGGATGAAGAAAGCAAAAGAAAACTCATTGAAGAAATCAAAGACCGATATTACACCGAAGCCCTGCGCTTATTACGAGGGTATTGACGAACTCCCGTTGCATAACTGGATAAAATGCTTGGCAAACGATTTAACGTGGCTTAGAAAGGATAAAAACGGTACAATTGATGACGACAAAAAGGCATGGGAAAAGATTTATGACAGTTACATTGAAGAATTTGGAATTGGTGAGGTGTATAAAAAGATGTTAAAGGCAATGCAGAAAAAAGCGTTGTTAGAAGTTGATTTTATTTTAACACGCGATCGCTTTAAATTGACTGAAATAGAGATGCAAATCGCCAATTTAGATGCAATGATTGGGAATAGGGGCAATGGAATGACTATTGAACAGTCTTTAGTGCATTTGAGCAAATGGATGGGTAGCTGGATAAACCCTAAAATGATAACGACTAGAGAGTATTTTAATTTAATGGACGAATATGGCAAAGAAAATAAGCGCAAGTGATATATTTGCAGAGGAAGATATATTTTTAGGAATAAGACAAAGCGCAGAAAAAACGATTTTAACGTTTCAGGAGATTGACGCGGAGGTTAAAAAAATGGGTGCAAACCTAAAAAAAGAACTTACAAGCGCTGATTTCGGGAACACAAAAGGAATAAATGAATTCGTTTCAGCCACTCAAAAGGCCAATCAGGCAAAAGAGGAGTCAATAAAAATTGATAAAATATTATCGCAGGCAACCAAAGACATGGCGGCGGCTGATAAGGCATTGATTGACATTGAAATTAAAAAACAAAAGTTAGCTCAAGAACAGTTAAGAACAAACCAACAGATTGCAAAGAGCGAAGAGGCAAAAGCAAAAGCGGCTACAAAAGCTGCGCAGGCTTCAAAAGTTCAAATGGATTCTTACAAAGGTTTAGCAGCTTCGACACGTGATCTAAAAAACCAATCAAAGGAACTTGGTGCGCAATTACTTTCACTTGAAAAGTCAGGACAAAAAGGTTCGGCGGCTTATGCACAATTAGAACAGCAATTTCGTGAGGTTACAGCGGCGGCGCAGGCTGGTGATGCTGAATTAAAATCAATAGACAAAACAGTCGGGGACAATTTCCGAAACGTTGGTAATTACGAAGAGGCAACCAAAGGATTGAAACAACAATTGCGCGAAATGACTCAGGCGCTTCAGAACATGGAAACAACAGATCCACGTTTCAGACAAATGAGCATTGACGCTGGTAACCTTAAAGACCAAATTAACGATACAAACGCGGTTATTAAATCAACTGCAGGTTCGGCGGTTGAAAACCTAGGTAACGGAATTGCAAAAGCTGGGAAAGTTGGTATCGACGCGTTTGCTGGAATGACTGGGGCAATGGGGTTGTTTGGTATTGAAAGCGAAAGCGCAATGCAGGCAATGTTGAAATTACAACAACTTTCTGCAATGAGTGAAGCCCTTCAAAGTTTAGGAGCTTTAGGTGATACAATGACAGAAATACGAGCTTCATTTATGGCGGCAGCCTCAAAATTAGGATTGTTTACGACGGCCAAAGAGGTTGACATTGTAGTAACTGAAACACAAGCGGCAGTGACTGAAGGTGCAACAGTGGCTACAAGTGGACTTGGAAAAGCCATGAAAGCGGTGCCAATTATTGCAATAATCGCTGGAGTTGTTGCTTTGGTTGCTGCTATTACATCTTATGTTTCTTCATCTGATGAAGCGTCAAGGTCTATAAAATATAGAAAAGAACAAGAAGAAAAAGCATTAAAAGCAAGCAGGGAAATGAACAAAGCCGTTGCACAAGAAAGCTCGGAATTTGTTGGTTTAATTGCTCAATTGCAAAGTACAAACGCACAATCAAAAGAACGAACTGATTTAATTACTAAAATTAATTCTCAATATGGAACAACCTTAAAAAATCTTAGTGACGAGACGGCATTTCAGGCGGCTTTAAATTTAGCAATTGAAGATTATATAGCGTTTCAAACTGCAAAATACAAAATGCAGAAAAATGACAAATTGATACAACAAAATTTACAATATCAGGCCGATTTAAATTCAGTTTTAGCAACCCAAAAAATGGAAATGGAAGTTGCAGAAGCCAAATTAAACGATGTTAAAAGTAAAACTTTAAGCATTGACAAAGCATTAAACATGAGCGTACAACAACGCACAATGTGGGAAAAAGATCATAAAAATGCGGTTGATGCAGCAACGCGGGCTTATAATGATGCGCGTAAACAATACGGTTTAACATCTGCTTCAATGAGTGCTGCAAAAGGGCGTTTAATGTCATATGGTGCGGCAAATGTTCAATTAACAAGTCAAATTCAAGGTAAATATGTACCAGCTTTACAAAATGCAACAACAGCAACACAAAAGGCAACCGAATCTAAAAAATTATATAACGATGAAACAGAACGTTCAATTGAACTTGGCAAACGTGATTTAATAAATGTTGAACGTACAATTGCAGTTTTAGAAGCGTCAGAACAACGCAAAATTGATTTAAAAGATATTGCAGTTTTAGAAGCTGAAATTTCACTGGAAAAAGCAAATCAGGCAGGAAGTTTAAAAGATATTGCAGCAGCTGAAAAAGCCTTAACAGAAGCTAAAAAAGAGGCAATTACGGCTCAAATGGAATACGATTTAAAAAACGAATCCGATCCTGCAAAACAAGAATTAATTAAAAAACAAGCTGAATTAGACATTTTACAATTATATAATAAAAAAATTGAAAACGCTGAAGCATCTCACCAAAAAAAAATGCAGGAAATTGTTAAAATGGCAGCTGATTATTTTATACAAAATTCTGAAAAGAAAGTGGCACAAATTGACAAAGAAATAAGCGCAGCGGAAAAGCAATTTGAAACGCTTAAAACCCTAGCAGAAAACGGAAATATTAACGCCAAAGAATCCCTAGCAGAACAGCAAAGAATAATTAACGAAGCGAACGCCCGTAAAGAAAAGGAAATGAAACGTCAGCAAAGAATTAAATTGGCTGAATCGGTTTATTCGACATACACGGCTAAAGTTGCAGCAGGCAGTGAACACCCATTAATGGAGACAATAAAGGACACCATGTTATTACAGCAATTTATTGCAAGTTTACCAACGTTCTTTGATGGAACTGAAGACACGGGCAAAAATGGCAACGGTATTGACGGTAAGGGCGGATTTCATGCAGTTTTACACCCGAACGAAAGGGTTATTCCTAAAAGTTTGAATGAACAAATTGGATCGTTAAGCAATGAAGCCCTTGCAAAAATGGCGAATGAATACCAAAACGGTAAATTAATGCGTTCAAATAGTCAAATGGGCAGCGCGCTTGAAACGGCTTTATTGATCAGTAAACTAGATGAGTTAACAGATACAATAAAAATGAAACCAGAAACAAATATCGGTATTGGTGAGATAACTCAAAGCGTTATGGAAATAGTAAAAAGCACGAAACAAGGAAATACAACAACTTACAACCGTTATAAAGTAAGAAGATGAGACACTTTTTAAACGAAATAGAGATTTCACCCCGAAACCGTGAAGAAATTGGGGTGATTTCGGACTATACTGGTAACCCTGAAGTATTAAACATAAACGTTGATACAATTGTTTTACCACGTGAGGCCTACGATATAGTAAAAAATCACGTTGCAACAATCGGATTGTTTGAGGGTATTCCGTATAGGGTGCAAATGGCAAACGGTATTAATTTAAATTATTACGTTGATTTAACAGAAAATCCAATTTTTAGGAGTTATGAATGTGAATTAAAGATAAAAAGACGCAAGGCAACAGATTCATTTTTTGATAATGCAGACGGAACCAGCTTCGAATTGATGTTAAAAAAAGGCGTTAATTTCCCCACGTTTAAGGTGCCTTATTTAATTGTGCGCGACAATCAACTTGAATTGGCTGTTACGCTTTCACTGGCTTTGTTTTCAATGACTCAGGCAGCAATACAAGCAATTAAAGACCTTGCAACAACTGTTTCGGACGGTGTTTCAGCATTCACGCCAAGCGTTGGTGTAACGGGACCAGTTGTAAACGTTGGAGCAATTGCGGCCTATTTTATGAACGTCGTAATTCAAACGATTTATGTGGCTTCTTTGCTTATTGCAATTACTGCAATGGCTACAAAACTATTTGGTTTAATTTTCCCGAAAGTACGTAATTTATTAGGGTGCAAATTGCGTGATTTGATTGCAGTAGGTTGTAACTTTTTAGGCTATCAATTAGATTCGACTTTATTGGACGGTTTGAACATGACTGTTTTACCAGTTCCATTGGTTCGCGATCGCAAAGGTATTTTTAAATTTGTTCCTGATGACTTAATACAACCTTTTAACAAAGGCGTTCCAAGTTCCAGTGACACTACAAGCACGCTTGGCAGTTTAATCAGGGCGGTTGAAGAAACGTACAATGCAAAAACAAAAGTAATTGATGGGGTTGTATATATCGAACGCTGGGATTATTGGCTATCTATTACGACGAATCAATTAGCGCCTGCAATGGTAATACAAGCCGATCGCGTGGACGAATACACATACAATGCGCAGGACGTTTGGAAAAGGTATTATATACACTACCAATTGGATGCAATGGATTTGAACACAATGGATGAATTGTATAATTTTCACGATGCTGAGTATTCAACCGAACCAATAAACGTTGTGAACAGCGATTTGGTAAACATTAAGGGACTTATGGACGTATCGGTTCCCTTTGCATTAGGACAAAGAAAAGAAGCGCTTAATTGGCTTGAATTAATTGCCAAAGGATTGTTTTCTGTGATTGACGCGTTAACTGGTTTATTTGGTGGCGGCACAAATTTAGTACCAAAGATTGATGCAAGAATTGGCGTTTTAGTGATTAGCCAAAACTTTTTTACTGTTACGAAATTACTTTATACAATCAATGGAAAACAGCCTGCAAATTTTAGCGAATATGTAAGCGCTGGAGCTTTATGGGGTAACTATCACTATATAAATCAAATCACCAAAAACAGCTGGAAAATTAAAAGTGAGGTTCGACTGCGAATTATGGAGGAGGATTTTGTAACTTTGTTAAATAATAATTGGGCGGAAATCAATGGGGTTGTTTGTGAAATTCTAAAATTGGAATGGATTGACGAAAAAAGTCTGGCAACAATAACCTATCGAGAGCCTGATAATTACGCAGCTGGTAAGGTGGCAACAATAACAATAAATGATTAAAATGGAAAACGCAAAAGATTTGGCAAAAGAACTTAGTAATTCATTCGACAAAGTGATGAAATTAAACGCAGATTTGTTGAAAACTTTGAATGAAGACCAGCTAAAGCAAGTTTTACCAATGCAAAATGATATTAATTCTATTCTAAATGCAGTCAAAAAAGGCGACATTTTAGCAATAAACGAAATACAAAAGCGATATGCCGATTCAAATATACGATAAGAATTTTACAGATATATTCAGCAATTCGTTAACATATTATAAAACGAACGCTGGCGATCCAATTACGCTAGAATTAACTTTACATTCGTCCATTCGAATAAGTTCAAATACAAATCCGTTGTTTTTGGACGCGTCAATTAATCAAATTACATCTAGTTCACAAAGTTGGATTTCTGAGGGTTTCAGAACTGGCGATTTAGTAGATTGTACTATTTACAGCACGGGCGGTTCGGTTGTTCACGCATGGACAACGGGAGTTTTGTATGTGGACGATTTACATATTGACTTATCTTCAGTTCCTTTTTGGATTGATTTAATGGTTGGTGAGTTTATTGTGATTGAAGTTACAGATAGAGACCGCGCAACTTTGGAGGTTCTTTTGAATCATTCGTTAAATTCAACTGTTGGTTTGCCTTTTTCTTTAATTGACGGCGAAAGTACGCGCGTAAGGTTTGACGACACCGATTTAATGAACGTTAGTGACACCATAAACGGCATTAAACTTATAAACCAATCAGGACAATTTTTATTGGAGGCAGAAATTACCAGATTAGAAAATTTTAGCGAAAACGTACGCGCTTATAATTTGGTTTTATATTATGTGAATTCAGGAGTTTACAATTCGGACTGGTTTTTAACAGCTGATTGTTTAAAAACTTTCGTGCAATTAGAATGGGCGAGTTTAGCAGGCGAACCTTTTGCCAAAACTGTAGCGGTTTTTAATGATGAGGGCGACACTGGCTATTTCGACCAGCCTTTTAACACTGGAGTTGTTGATGCTGAATTAATTCAGGGAGTCAATACAATTGATTACTCAGTTCCAAATTCATTTGACATTGTAGTTGATTCATTAAGCACTGATTTTGCAATTGGATCGGTTTATTTATCGAATGACATTGCGTATTATAAAAATAGACCGTACCCACAACAGAAAATTTGTACTGCAATACCTTCAAACGCGTTCATTTTAACGGTGCCAATCGCTTCATATATAAATGAGTTTTTGGCTGGCTATACATTAACAGTTAATTCGGCTTCATATGCTGGAACAATTACCACGTTTAACGTTACATTCGAACCAAATGCAGAATTCACAGCTTTTATAGATTCGCGTGAGGTTGGTGACCGTAATTTTAAACTATGGTTGAAAGTTGGGAATCTTAATTTATTGGCTTTTGACGATCAATTAACAAAAGAACCCCCAGTAGGAGGGCCATTGGTTCCAGTACAAAATATTTTTATTGATCATTCAGACAATACAACGGCCTCAGATACAACGGAGGCTGGATATGAGGCGAATACTGAGGATGATTTGGCGTTTTGTGGTAAGTTTTTACTTGAAAACGGTGCATTATATGAGTCGATTAACTATAAAATTGAAGCATTTAACACCGATACACTAGAAAGTTTTGATTTAAACAACTGTTTTTTCAACATTTCAACCGTTCCAATGGTTGGGGGAAAATACATTTTAAACCAAACTCAGACCGTTCAAAACACATTACCAACTACAAGCGAAAAAAGGGTTGCATCTTTGGTTTTAGATCCGTCAATTGACACCGCAACTGAATACGGAATCAAAGTTTATTTTCCATTTTTGTTACGTTGGGAATATTGGCTTCAGCAATTAAACGCGGATGCGGATTTTTACCCTAACTACCAAACAAAAAACTGGGTGCCTTATGGTAACACGGGCGATTGGACAATAAGATTAAATATTGAATTGGTAAAAGATGGATTAGCGTATGTTTTTGAAGATACGATAATTGACAAAGACTATGATTCGGATCCTTTGATTGTTCAAAATATAGAACTTTACATTGATTCTACAAATACAAACGTTGGAATTGTTACGGAAGGTCAATTGATGCGTGTAATCGCAACCCATGCGTTAATAAATGGTCAAGTTTGGGACGACGCGCAAACGTGGGGAATGATTACCGTTGAGCCAACAGAAAGCAATCCGCGCTTTATTTCAAGTACTGTTATCGATTACGATTATAATCCTTCGAACCCGTTAATCCCTTTAGTTGGAGAAAACAAATGTAAATTAACTTTTCCAACGCCAACGCTGGCAAAAATGGAGTGTTATTTTAACCCTGATTTAATCAATTTATCGAATGGTGTAAAATTCACAACGAAAATAAAAGGTTGTTCGGTTGAAACCCCAACTTTTAAAATTACGACAACCGATTTACAAAAGTTAACAACTGAGGACGACAATAAAATTTTATCTTAATTATGGCAAATCAAAAAATACATGAATACCCACTGGAGCGTTTTACGTTTGGCGACGACGACTATTACGATATTGACTATTGGGACGGCGTAACATATCAAACGGCAAAAATTTTAGGTTCTACAATTAAGGCCGCAATGCTTTCAGGTATTGCCATAAGTTTGACGGCACCTGATGCCTTTATTGTTGGTGGGAGCCCTACGGATGGAACTGGAACTTTAAGTTTAACAGCTGCAGGAACAGCAAACCAATATATAAGAGGCGACGGAACACTTGCAACTTTTCCAACTAGCGGCGGCGGTGGCAATAGTGTTAATTACTATTTGAACGGTGGGACTGCGGCAAGTGTTGGGACTTATTTCCAAATGAGTAAAACCCCAGTATTAGGAACGGGTGTTGATTTTTCCCTTGCTGGAAATGGTTTAATTAGTCAATGGCTAACAGATATAAACGATCCCAACGTTGTTGAAATTCCTGCAGGAAATTGGAACTTTGAAATGTATTTTTCTGCAAGTTCATCAGGCGGAACACCAGCTTTTTATATTGAAATTTTAAAATATGATGGCACAACGTTTACAAGTATAGCAGACAATTCAGCAAACCCCGAGGGAATTACAAACGGAACGGCAATAGATTTGTACGTTTGTGCAGTTCCAATGCCATTGACAACGCTTTTACCTACCGATAGGATTGCATTACGCGTATACATTGTAAATAGTACATTAGGACGAACGATTACGCACCACACGCAGGACTCACATTTAAGCCAAGTTATTACAACTTTTTCGAGTGGTATTTCTTCGATTAATGGACTTACAAAACAAACTCAATATTTGGCTGTTGGGACGTTGGGCACTGATTTTAACATTGATTCAACAACCGACACACACACGTTTCATTTACCGACTGCGAGCGCAACAAATAGGGGAGCGTTAAGTTCAACGGATTGGACGACGTTTAACGGTAAACAAAACCAGTTGACGTTAACAACTACTGGGAGCGGTGCGGCTACATTAACGGGTGCAACGTTAAACATTCCAGTGGCTTCAGGTGGGAGCGCTGCAGGTTCTACGGGACAAATACAATTCAATGATGCTGGTTCTTTTGGTGCTGATTCGTTATTGTTTTGGGACAATACAAATAAACGTCTTGGAGTTGGTGCAACGCCTGCAAGCACTGTGAGATTAGACGTAAGAGCGCAAGGAGCGTTATCAACTGACATTGCTTTTAGAGTTCGAAATAGTGCTGATACTGCAAATTTATTTAGTGTACAAGGCGATGGCACTTCAAATGTATTATCTAGGTTGAATGTTGGATTTCAAGGAATGACAACAACGGGAGGTGCGTTGTATGTGTACGCTGGTGGCTCAGCTGATTTTGTGAGTAGATGGTACAACACCGCAGGCGTTAACATTATGTCAATTAGGACAGTAAGCAATGGAGCTCAATTAACTTTATCAAGTAGTTCGGGTATAGCTGGTGTAGTATTAGATGGTCAAAATTCAAATGCTTTAACACTTGGAGCAGGTAGAGATATATATTTTGACACTGCAACGGGAACAAGAATTGGAGCTGCAACAAATCAAAAATTTGCTTTTTGGAATAAAACACCAATAGTTCAACCGACAACGGCAATCGCAGCAGCAACTTTTATAACAAATACTTCAGGAATTTTAAATGATAGTGCAACTTTTGACGGTTACACAATTGGACAAATGGCAAGAGCATTGAGAAATGTAGGAATACTAGCATAAAAAAAAATAAATCATGGCAATTTTAATAAAATCAAACGAAGAAAAAAGTATCACAATTTTAGGTACTCAGTTAAAACTAGAAAGTGTTTATGCGCGTCTTGAATTCGCAGCAAGAGCAGACGGAAAAACTCTTGAAATTGCGGTTGTAACATACGCAAGTGAAACAACTTTCGAAAGTAATCAGCCAATTTTTACAGACGTTCAACAAGGAAGTTTCACAGTGGAAATTTTACCTACTGAAATGCAGGATATTAATGCAGCTAACAAGTATGCAAGTTTAGCTTTTGAACATTTAGGATACACAACGGAAATAATATGAGCTGTGAATGTTTAAGAATAGAATTCAGAGTTGACGGTGAAGGACCAACAACACAAATTGAGGTTTATGTAGCTGGAACTTATAACGGTGAAAACTATTATACATGGTCGGCAGGTGGTGTTGATTTTTACCTTTATTACAATAATGTTGGTGGCCAATGGGAGGTTAGCCGTGGAGGTTTGGGATTCCCAGCATTTCCGTTGTGTACTTCTTGGAAAAATTCAGATGCACCGTGCCCGCCTTTGGGTTCTATTCCGTTTTGGATTCCTGATTATTTTAGTGTTTTTACAACGTCTGAGTGTCCGCCCGATCCATTTAATTGTGGAATCGAAGACAGAATTTTTCGTGAATACAAGTCAATCAAATTGCCTCAGTCATTTGTTGAGCAGGATCGTGGATTAACGGATTGTTGTTGTACTCAGTTGGTTCTTGGGGGTGCTGGCGAAAGCTGGAAAAATGACAAAACGTCAATGTGGATAAAGCTAAGTGATGAAATAGACACGTATCAATTTTTACTTTTAGACTGCAATCAAAATGTTTTAGAGACATACGACGCCATTGCTTTTCCAAATGAATCAAACGCGTATTATTGTACGGTTAATTGGTTAGATGTTTTGACTTCTTTTGGTCAAGGTAACTATACACTAGCAATTGCTTACAGTATTTCGGGCGTTTCAGGCTTACTTTTATGGGGTGATTATAAGTTATTGCCATACACTATTCAAAACGCGCTTAAAACAGCTCGCGTGCGTGCTATATTTAACGGCAAACAAACAATTGACGGAATAGATTTTACAAATAGTAACGTTGAAAGCACACATCGCTTTTATGGGTTTATTGGAAATCGCCAATCTAACATGGCAATTGATAATATTATTTACGATAACCGAGAAATGAAGCGCGTAATTCGTGAAAATTTAAATGATTACGAAATAATCACCGATCCTGAAGATGAGTGTATTTTGCGCCCATTGCTGGAGTTGTTTTTGATTTCTGAAAATGAACTTTATATTTCAGACTATAACGCGCACAATCATTCATATCGTTATTTAGATTTGCCAGTAATTGTTTCAGAAAGTCCAAGCGTAGAATACAAAGACTTAAGCCGAAAAGCTGTTTTAAAATGTAAAGTGGCTGATAAATTCAAGAACCAAAGAACATTTTATTAACATGGAATATTTAAACTATATTATTTTCAGTCTCATTGCAATAATTGGGTATTTTGTACGGGACATTTTAAACCAATTCAAAGAGCATAAAAAAGCAAGTGATCAACAGCACCTGCATTTTAGCGAAGAGGTTGGACGTTTAAAGGGTAAAATTGAAATGGCGCAACAACAAGCGCAAAACGACATCACACGAATTGAGCAATTAACACAATTGAAATTGGAGCAAATCAGTAAAGACGTTTTAGAATTAACAAAAGCCGTTCACCAACTTTTAAAGCAAAGATTATGAATTTATTGGATCGTATAAAAAGGAAAACCCCAGCGCGTGATAAATTGCACGGTAAAATTTCCACTGTTGTTGGCGTTGTTTGTGTTACGTTGTTAAGTCTGGAAACGTTCGAGAATAAAACAGTTGTTGCCCTTCTTACTATTGGAGCTGTTTTGTTTGGTGGGAAATCAATTTATCATGCACAAAAAATCAAAAAATAATGGTAAAAAACTATTCAGATGCGCAACTTTTAAGCAGGGTTAAAGCGATTCCAAGTTTTAAAGGAATTCCCAAAGGCTTTTGGCTTCTTGGCGTTCAATCAAATGAAGACACTTTCGACAGATTCGACGACAAAATATATCTATTCGAGGGCGAAAAATTCATATTGGTAACTTCAGGAACTACAAACGCAGGAAAAAACGGATTATTAAAATACGATTCTTATAATGCTGAGGGCGTTGCAGTAATTAAAACAAATGAATGGTACTACGATGTTTGGAAATACGGGTTACACAAGGGCAAAGTCATTGCATTGCGCCAAGTGAAGCCTTTTTTAATCAGTAGGGACGGCGACAAAGACCAGCAAATCGAAGAGGGAAAAGCGCTCCCAGTAATGGCAGGAATTAACTTTCACCCGAACACCTATAATTTAGACACCAAAGAAGTAAAAGAAATAATTGGCGGTTGGTCATTAGGTTGTCAAGTGGTAAACAATACTGAAAAATACGTTCAAATTATGAAGCTGTTAAAGCCTCAAAAAATCGTTTCTTATTGCCTATTGAAAGAATTCTAATTGTCTAAAATCTAAAAAGTATGGTTAAAAAACACGCGAATAATGTACATGAGATTGTACATGAGGGGTTAAATTTTAAAATGGCTATGCTTTCAGATTTACACTGGGACAATCCAAAATGCGATTGGGTAACGTTAAAAAGACATTTGGACTATTGCCTAGAAAACGACATCAAAGTATTCATTAACGGCGATATGTTTTGTTTAATGCAGGGACAAGGTGATCGCAGAAAAAACAAAAGCGACATTCGCCCCGAACACAATAATTCTCATTATTTAGATTCAATTGTTAACACGGCGGTTGAATGGTTTAGCCCGTATGCACAAATTTTAACGGTAATCGGTTACGGAAATCACGAAACGGCTATAATCAAATGGCAGGAAACCGACATTTTGCGCCGCTTTGTTGACTTACTTAACATGAAGAACGGAACGCACGTCCAAGTTGGGGGTTATGGTGGCTGGATCATTATTAAACAAAAGAATAATAAAACTCAAAGATTTATTACAAAGATTAAATACTTTCATGGATCAGGCGGCGGCGGAATTGTAACAAAGGGAGCAATCAATTTAACGCGTGCCCTTGAAATGTATGAAGACTTTGATGTTTTTACCATGGGACACATTCACGAAAACGCTTGCAGGGACGACGTACGCGACACCGTTACACATTGTAAAACGGGTTACAGCAACAAACAAAAGAACATTCATTTAATGATTACGGGCGCTTATAAGGAGGAATACGGCGACGGTTCCAAAGGCTGGCACGTTGAAAGAGGCGCACCAGTTAAACCAATTGGAGGGCGTATTTTAACAATTGACATTGTAAGGGAATACAAAGACAATACAGAAACTGTAAGAAAAGTAATTGATTCGCATAAATTTAAGTAACTTTATACCTTCATAATCAAATTTTGTTTAGGTTGAAGCCCCTGCATTTGTGGGGGTTTTGTTATTTATTAACTTTTTTTTCACTTTTTTTGTTGGTAATTGTTGTATATAAAAATAAAGTTTATATATTTGTCAAACAGAAACGAAATAAAAATAGGAATTATGAAAACTCAAGAAATTTTAGAAAACATCAAAAGATTAGAAAAAACTATTTCAATGAATATTTGGAATAAAGTGTATGTGTCTAATTGTAAAGAACAAATTGAAAACTATAAAAAACAATTAGAGAATGCTAATAACATTTGAAGCTGAAAGATTAGATAATGGCGAGTTGATTAATTCAACTTGCCTTATTCAAAAATACATTTGCGAAGATTTAAAAGTCCTTCTTTGGATAGATGGAAGATGGATTTATGTTAAAACTGAAACTTTAAAAATTAAAAGCTATGAAAAGCAAAGTAATTGAACTACAAGAAAAAGCTAACCAAATTTTGCAAATGGCTCAAGACATGGACAATCGAATCGATAGAATGGAGTCAGATATTAAAACGTTTCATGGTTACGAAAGCTATTGTGAAAGACGAAAGCAACAATTAGATACCTGCGAGCGTGGAAGTAAAAGACTTTGGTCGGCTTACTTTCAAGTATTAACACAAATTAAACTAGAGTTATGATCATTATTGAATTATTCGAAGATTACGCAAAAGTATTAGTAAACGGTAAAGAGTTTGATGTTGCAATACATCAACCATCTCAAGAAATTATTTTAGACATCAATTTTCTACGTGAGTTTAAAAACTTCGATGAGATGAACGAGTGCGACGAATGCGAACAAGGATGGTACGATGCAGGCGAAGGCGACGAAAGCTATTACGTGATATGTGAATGTCAACCTAAAATTAAGTAATATGAATTACAATATGAAAGATAAACTTCGGCATGAATTAGGAGTTTTAAATTTTCTTAATAAAAAAGGTTTAATTGATACTGGTAAAAGAGGCGTTATAAATAAAGTAGTTATTGAATTTCTGAATGAATATAATTTACCCATAGAAAAATACAACCCTAAATACAAGGGTAATTATGACGCACTAAATAAAAATTGCACTACCATACAAGAAAATTGGAATCAGTTTAATTTATGGGTTAATAAGCAACTTAAAATAAAATAATATGAAAAAATCAACTAAAATAAACCATTTCATTCCAGCCACTCCAAACATTGCGCGAATTATGCGCTATTGGAAAAGCCAAAGTTCGGAAAATGACAAAGGCGGAAGTTTCAATTTAACGCTTTATTTAGACTACTTGAATGTCATTAGTCATGAACAAATAGAAAGTGTCTCAAATCGCATAAAAACACACTAAAATGAGATTAAAAATAAACGAACTAAAAGAAGTTTTAAAACTAGAACAATACAATTACATTGATGTTTTAGGAGCGTGCCCTTTTACATTGTGTGAATTAGGCGAAAAAAATAGAATTCAGGAGGTTGTAATTTGGCGCCAATTCTTGGTAAGCGTTGCAAAAGCGCAGGGAATGACTTACTTTCATGCTGGGGCTTTGGTTAACTTGGATCATTCAACAGTGATTCACGCAATGAAAGCTGTATTTTTTAGGGTTCAGGACAAACAATTTCCTGAGTATCGCGAGGTGTTAAAACAAATCAAACAACACATTGAAATGAATGTTACACTAAGTGATGATATTTGCGTAAATGAGTTGAATTGCATAGTCATGTTGGATAAATTAATCGGTAAAAAGTTTCAATTATGCGCGTATTAATCAAAAAAGAAAACCAGTATCGAACTATTCAAACAAGGTTTTTAAACTTTGACTTTGATGTTAAGCGTTTAGAATTCGTTGGGTACGTTAAAAACGACGGAATAAGCAAGTACAAAGGCGTTACAGTTTTCAACTTCGATACAATCAGTTATTTATCAACGTCCGAACTTGGCTTCATTCATTGCGTTGGGTTGGTAGGGAAACAAATTTTTCAAATAGTCCTTAGAAATAAAAAATAATTTATATATTTGGGCTTCGAAGCGTAGGAACTTCAAGAATTTTAATTTAAAAGCTGGCATGAAAAGGTAATCCTACGCACCTTGATTGCTGGCTTTTTGCATTTAAAAAAAAGATGGCTAAAAATCGAGAGGCTTTTAATTTTTACAGATCTTATTTTTCAGTTTACATGGAGTTAAACAATGAAGAAAAAGTTTTGTTTATGGACGCTTTACTAAACAAACAATTTAAAGGGGTTGAACCTGAATTAAACGGAATTGTAAAATTTGCTTATTTATCGCAAAAGCATTCTATTAATAAGCAAGTTGAAGGGTGGGAAAGTAAAACAAAAACAGTGTTATCAGAAGTAAATTTAATACCTAATGAAGACCCTACCGAAGGGGGTTGCAAAGGGGGTTCGCAAGGACCTTACCTACAAGAGAAAGGGAAAGAGAAAGGGAAAGTAGAATTAACTATTGCCACGACTAAAGTCGAAGCGGTTGAATCAATTGATTTTGAAAAGTTGTTGAGTTTTATAAATTTTTCCTTTGGCAGAAAATTTCAAATTGTAAGTAAAAAAGTACGCGCCAGTTTTAACGCACGAATAAAAGAGGGCTATACAAAGGATCAAATTACGGATGCCATAAATAATTGCAAAGAAAACGCATACCATAAAGAAAAAAATTATCAATATTGCACCCCTGAATTTTTTAGCAGGTCCGAAACGTTAGACAAATATTCAAACGTTACAAAACAAGAGAAAAAAGTATACGCATTTCACCCCGTAATATTCGACTGATGTATAAAAGACTTGAAAACATAAAACCCGAATTGGACCATTACCGAACACATGGGGTTGAACGTGGTAAATCAATTGGTTGGACGTGGGAACAATTACCTTTGACAATTAAACTTGGATGTACAACGTTTATTGGTGCCGCTCCAGCTTCAGGGAAAACGGAATTTTGGTTTGAGATTTTAATTAACCTTAGCTGTTTACATGGTTGGAACCACGTAATTTATTCACCTGAAACTGGGGACTCTAAAGACATTTTTTCGGAACTTTGCCACAAGTACATTGGTAAAAAATACGTATTGGGTGAAAACGCAATGGATGAAAGCGAACGCGCAATGGCTGAATACTTTATAAACGAACATTTTGTTGTTATTGATCCAGTTGATGAGGATTTAACAGTGAATCATTTTTATAAAATTGTGGACCAAATAGAACGCGATTTAAACATTCAGATACACACAACAACAATTGATCCATGGAATGAATTAACTGAAGAGTTTGAACCAAACGATTTGGGACGTGAGGATAAATATTTGAGCAGGATTTTAGGCTACAGCCGTAAAAATGCACGCAAGAATAAACGGCATAATTGCATAATAACACACGTAAGAGATCAGGCACCAATTACAAAAGACGGCGTAACATATTACCCAGCACCAAGCGCACGCGATTTAGCAGGCGGTCAAGTTTGGTTTAGAAAAGGTTTGTTAATGATTACTTTGTGGCGTCCCCCTGCAGGAATAGCAGAAAACGAAGAGGGTTATTACTTAGATAATGAATTGCACGTGAGAATTGCCAAAAGCAAACCGAAAGGCGTTTCAAAAAACGGGGTTTATAAAATGTTTTTGAATGTAGAAAGTTATCAATATTTTGTAAAAGACTATTTTGGAGCTGCTAAGTACGCGGATCGCGGAACACATACACGCATAAAATCCAAAGAAATAAAACCAGTTAATTTTTACGAACAAGAAAAAACAGAATTTAAATTTTAAGACATGGACTATTTAGACATCATTAACGCGAATTTAAACCTAGTAAGCGCAGTGCAATCAATGAAAATAAGCCTGCAGGAAATCAAAGACAAACGTCCTGATTCGGTTTATATTGAGGGACTGGAAAAGCACATTAAACAATTAACCCATTCAATGGCAGTTTTCAACCAATTACACACGCGAAATAAGCTGTTAAGCCAAATGAATTTCAATTACCATAAAGAAAACATGGAACTCAAATACGAAAACGAACAGTTAAAAAATAAGGTAAACAATTTAATGGATGGGATATGAAAACAGTTAACAGCATAAGCGGAGGCAAGACAAGTGCATACATTGCCGCAAATTATAAAGCAGATTATAATGTATTTGCATTAGTACGAACAGACGATAAAAATTGTTTATTTCCTGATGCTAAGATTCGACAAATTGTATCTGATAAAATTGGGAAGGAATTTATAGGTACATTGGAAGAGGATTTAATAATTTATACAATGTTAGATCTTGAACAATTTATAGGTCAAAAAATCGATTGGGTTTCTGGTGAAACATTTGATAAAATTATTAAAAGAAATAAAGGAGGACGAAATACAATTTATTTACCAAATGTAACGCAAAGATTTTGTACAACAGAAATGAAATTACAGCCATTATTTGATTGGTGGAAAAATAATTTTACAGAACCAGTTGAAATGAGAATTGGATTTAGGGCTAACGAAATGAGAAGAGCCAAGAACATGATTGAAAAATTAGATAATAACGGATTTTTAACATTTAAAGATATTGTTGGTCAATCAAAAAATGGTCGAAATAAATGGAAAAATATTCAATGGCAAAAACCAGAATTTCCTTTAATTGAAGATTCTATTTTCAAAGATAAAATTGAAAAATTTTGGCAAGACAAACCAGTCAGATTTGCATACATGAATAATTGTGTGGGTTGTTTTCATCGAAATGAAATACTTTTAAAACTGATGTCTGAAAAGCACCCAAATAAATTTGACTGGTTCGCTAATGCAGAAACTTGTGCAGAAGTAAAACGCACATTTAAAAACGGAATGACATATGAACAAATTAAAAATTGGAAAACACAACTTAAACTGTTTGAATCAGATTTCAATGAATGCGATTCTGGTTATTGTGGACTGTAAAAAAAATAGATATGAAAGTAAAAGTATATTTTAGACAAATTTTAACGCACCCCTACAGCCTCGCAGTTGTTCACGTACCTGATAATACGGAAAACGTAAAAGAGTGGCTTAAAACGCATTTAAAGGGCTTAGGTTTAAAAGCAAATTATATTAAATATGAGGAAATGTAAAAATTGTATGGAAAAATTTGAACCTAGATTTTCAAGTCTGGAAAAATATTGCTGGAATTCAGATTGCAAATATATCGAAGCCAAGCAAAAACTAGAAGCGCACAAAAAAAGCGAAGTTAAAGACTGGCAGCAACGTAAAAAAAAAATTGATATTGAAATAAACCCAGCCAAGTACAAAAAGATGCTTCAGGACGAAATAAACAAGCTGGCTAGAATGATTGACAACCGATTTGAATTAAATTGCATTGATTGTAATAAACCATTTGGAAATCAGCAGGACGGCGGACATTTTAAAAGTGTAGGATCCAACGCGTCAATTAGATTTAATTTGCACAATATACACAGCCAAAAAAGCGACTGCAATAAAAACGGTTTAGGTGGCGGACGTGAAAGACAATATTACGACGGCTTAATAAATCGATACGGCAAAGATTACGCCGAATTTGTGGACCTAGAACTACAAAAAACTTATAAGTATTTAGGTTTAAAGAACCACGAAATACCTGAAAAATTAAAAATAGTTCGGGGAATAATTAGAGACTTTGACACGTACGTATTCGACAATCCAAAGCAAGCGCGGGAGGTTTTAAATGTGATCATTGGAATATACAAATAAAAAAA